AACAGATGTGGTATCCTGAATGGCAAGTATCCAATCTGCATCCGCATGTTTCATTTTTTCTACAGTTGCCCTAGATACACTATCCAACAGTTCATCCCTGGATACATCCTTATTACTAAAGAAGCGATACGCTGCTTTTGCAGAACTTCTGGATCCGGCTGCAGCCCAGGTGGATTTATCTGGCGCTGCAGCAAATGCATCCATAATTTTAAAAAAACGTGATTTCAAACGCTGATCAACAAATTTTACATCTACAAATTCCGTTTCCCAATTCGTATATTCTGCCGTCATACGGATCACCTCTTTTTCTTTAGTATAGCATAGAAACAAGAGGATATCCATATAAACTTGTGGGTCAAGTTAAGATGATAATGGGGAAAAGGAAATCCTATACCTGCATGATGCTGACATGGTGTATTCCGGGCAGAGCATAGGGAATGTAAGGCTTGCTATTACCGGATCACCGATGGCTGCTGAATTGGTTGATCTTGGCAATAAGATAGATGCGGTTATGTGCAGTTATACGCCAGGAACAGAAATTCCACTTTCGGAGCTGCGGCACCGGCTGCTGCCTTTAAAGGAGCGGAGAGAGGTAATCGTGAAAATGTTGAATCAGAAAGTCGGTAGGAATGACCTTTGCCCTTGCCAATCAGGATTGAAGCATAAGAAGTGTTGTGGGAGGTGACAAATTATGATATTTGAAATATTGAATATATTTACTGGTATTATGACATCTGTTGGGGCATCTCTAACATTGATAATTTTTAAAACTATTTTTGATAAAAAGCAGAATCAGCAAGAGGCAAAAGAGATTCAAGAGGATGCGGATAAAATTATAGGTGACGCATTCAAAAGTGATGATGTAATTGATTTGATGTTAAAAAATGTTCGTGAATTGAGGGAATATTACATAATCAGCAAAAGGCAAGCAACGAATGCGTTCTCCGCTTCACTAATAGTCTGCTTTTTGGGATTTATAGTTTATGTTGCGGGTATTGCTGTTTTTGTTTTTTCTGGAGAAGATACATTGTTGTTAACCACCATATCAGGAACGATAGTAGAAGTGATTTCTGGTTTGTTTTTCGGGCTTTATAGGCATGCAATTAAACAATTGAATATTTATCATCAAAGATTAGGCACAACAGAGAAGTATCTGACAGCAATTCGTTTAGTGGATAAAATGGGACAGAATCAGCATGATACTATGTACAGGCACATAATAGAGTGCATTCTGATTGATAACAGGATGCAATTAGAGAAGGTGCCAGAGGAAAAAAAGGATAAAGACGGCAATAATTAAATTTCGTGAGTAGTGTATAAGTCATTGTCTTTAAGGCAGCAGTCCGGTTAAGTCAACTGCTGCCTTTGATTATTTGATGGTAACGGTATTGGAGTTATTGGGATAGATGTTAATAAGACGCATCGAGGCTGTACATGTTTTTGGATTTAAAGGATTGTAGTTTTAATGACTTGAAGATATAATACATATATAAAATTTGTGTGATAAGGATAGTTAAGACACAATGAAAAGAGATAGAATTATTAGGAGGTTTTTCTGATGGATGTATTTAATATCTTTTGTGGAGCTTGTTCTGTAGCAGGACTGCTTGTATCTGTTTTTACGGCTTCCAAAGTGGTAAAGATTTCACAGACGATGAATTGCAACAATAAGGATGATTATTCCAAGGTTATTAATAAAAGCAAGAATTCTACATACAGCGGATCATATGTGGGGAGGGATAGTATAAATGGGACCGGAAGTAGTGAACAAAAATAGAAATTGTGTTTTTAATGGTTCATATGCAGGCCGTGATCTGTATATTACTATGCTGGAAGATGCTGAACGGGAATTTGTTGTTACGCATAATGCTAATATAAAGCCGGTATCGCATTTTACCGGGCGAGAGACAGAACTTCAAGAGTTGCGCCAGAGGATAGAGGATGGGCGCAAGTCTGTTCTGGTAAGTGGCATGGGAGGGATTGGAAAAACTCATATCTGCCGGAAACTGTTTGAGGGATATCTCAATAAATATGCAGAGAGTAAAGGTGGGGTTTTCAAGCATATCGGATATATTGAGTACAATGGAGATATGGGCAGCAGTTTGCAGAAATGTTTAAAGTTTAAGCAGCAGGATAGTCCTGAACAAAATTTAGAGGCGGCATGGAGGGAACTGGAATATTTGGCATCAGACGGAGAACTGCTGCTGTTTGTCGATAATGTAGACAAGCCTATGTGGGCGGATCCGGGGCTGCAACAATTAAACTCTATTCCAGGGGCGGTTGTTCTGACTTCGAGGCAAGCTTCATTCAGTGATGAATTTGAACCATACCAGATCGGGTTCCTTGGCATGGAGCAATGCAAAGAAATCTATGAGAAAATCCGGTTTAGAGGCAGTAGTAGAAAGGTTGGTCTGGAGGAGGTTGAAGATCTGGAGTATGTCATAGAGAGTCTGGCCGGAAGGCACACGATTACGGTTGAACTTCTGGCACATTTGGCGCGGATAAAAACGTGGCCAGTGAGAAAGTTACGTGAGAAATTGGAAGAAAAAGGTTTTTGTCTGAAATTCCATAAGGGCGGTGAACTTATCAATATCCAGAAATCTTATGAAGCATTGTATGACTTATCTCAGTTGTCACAAGCAGAAAAAAATATTTTGGAGGCATTCGCTATATTTCCATATATTCCCTTGGAATCGGATGTGTGTAACCAATGGCTGTTATCAGATGCAGGGGTTAGTGAAGATGATGATATACTGATGGGACTATATCAAAAAGGATGGCTGCAGTTTGATATAAATTTGGATGGCTATGCGTTGCATCCAGTTTTTGCGCAGTTCATTTATGAAAAATGTAAACCGATAAAAGAGGACCATATAAAATTAGTAGAGGCTTGTCGAAAAAATTTGATGATACCAGAAAGTGGTTCTGCTCTAAAATGTCAGTGCTATATTCCGTTTGTTGAAAGTATAATAATAAAATTGAATATTGGAACGGATATAGAGAATATTGGATTGCTTGAAGCATTTGCTCATTTGTTACAGTATACGGCAAATATACAGAAAGCTGAAATACTATACAAAAAGCTTTTGGATATATATATAAATGTATTTGGAGAGTGGAATGCGGGTACAGCAAAGTGTTATAATAATTTAGCGTATGTGTATCTGAGAAAGAAAAAATATGAAAAAGCTGAAGAATTGCAAAAGAAAAGCTTGAAAATTCAAAAAAAAGTGTTAGGTGAGAAAAATTCAGATACAGCTAATAGTTACAATAATCTTGCCCAAGTGTATGAAAAGCAGCAAAAGTACGAAAAAGCAGAAGAATTATATAAAAAAAGTTTATTGATTCGTATATATACATTGGGGAAGGAAAATTCAGTTACGGCAGGTAGTTACAATAATTTGGCATATATATACCAGATTCAAGGAAAGTATGAAAAAGCAAAAGGATTGTATAAAGAATGTATACGGATTTATGAAAAAGAATTAGGCGAGAGTCATCCAGATACAGCAATCGCTTATAATAATTTAGCTTTATTGTATGTAAAATATAAAAAGTATGAAAATGCATTAGAATATTTCCTTAAAGCATATAAAAATTTGTGTGCTAAACTTGGAATGGAGCATCAATATGTCCAAGTTGCTCAAAAGAATATGGAAACGATATACATCAAAATGCATAAAAGGATTAACTTTGCTGTATGGTTAAAGAGAAAGATGGAAGAATAAATTATTTGTTCAGCAATTTGGCGAATTATATTAAGCAGTAAGAAAGGCATGTGCAGCAGTGGCACACGCCTTTTTCTTTTGTCTATATGCCGAACAGATCGGCATGGGTACCAGTTCTGTCGAGATAGAGCGCATTACCATCTATGCGGTATATGAGCAGCCAATCCGGGGCAATATGGCACTCTCTCCGGCCGACATAATTTCCAACAAGCCCATGGTCTTTGTTGGCGGGTGGCAACGGTGCCGGGATGCAGAGGGTGTTCACGACTTTGTTCAGTAGGCTCATGTCATACCCTCGCTTTATGCACTGCTTTCTGTCCTTTTTGAATTTTGAGGTGGCATTTATTTCTAACATGTCAGTCCTCCGCATCCAGCATGGCAAAGAAGTCCTCTGCGCTGCCTTTGAAATGCTGTCCGTTGCCAGTCCGAATCATTTCATCTGTTTCAGCAAATGCTTCCAGTGTTTCGGCATTTGGCGTAAATTCTGGATGCACGTTTGCCCCGGACAGCTCGCCCAAGCCTTCAAGCATATTGATAACAAAAATCATTTGGCTCTCCGGCAGGCGGTCTATCATGTTTTTTGCTATTTCCTGATAACTCATGGTAAACACTTCCTTTCATAGTCATATGAATTTGATATTTTGATACTGTAGCATCATCCTAAATATGTTATATAGTGAGGGATCATTATAGGCTCCCAAAGTAGAAACAAATTCCCTCTGGTTGTTGTTGCATCCCATAAGGGAAAATTGGCTGATCTCTCCATCAGGGAGAAGTTCAATGCTTATATATCCAGATTGATAATTATCAAAAGACCAGTCAAATTTGTATAGAGTTTTATTTTCGGACAACTTTTCTGATCCATTGTATGTGTAGTTGAAAAGGTTTTGGTTCTGCATGATTTTTTTACCGGTACCAGCAGAGCCAGTTAATCGTTTTGGCACAATTATTCTCCTTTCATATCTGGTTTTGGTTTTCGGTAGGTTTGTTCATTTCGGAAAAAGACTTAACCGATTTAGTATGTTCAGAGAAAGGTTCAACTGTTTTGGCATATTCAGAGAATGGCTTGGTTGGTTCGGCATATCCAGAAAAAGGTTTTGTTTCCATTGAATTAGTGTTGGGGATATGCTCCATGATATCGCCAGGCTGGCAATTAAAAGCCGTGCATATACGGTCTAAAACTTTGGGGGAGATTCCATCGCCCTTTCCCATAGCAGCTATTGTTGTTGGAGAAGCCTTTATTAGTATACGGAAGTTTTCTTTTGTCATTTTCTTGTCGATAAGTATTTTCCATAATTTATCATAAGAAAAAGCCATTTGTTCATCCTCCTTTCTAGGTTTTTACTTATTATAACTCGTATTTCTTTATAATGCAATAATAAATCTACAAAATTATATAGAAATCTATAAAAAAGTATTGACATATTCTACACAATAATATAGAATAATTACATAAAGATAAAGAAATAGCGCAGATGATAAGGAAAGGAGAGATTTATATGAAAGACATTAACACAGTTCGTAAAGCAGTTGCAACAATGGCAAATCAGCTTCATAAGCTCGGATATTCATTATCCCAGGCATTCAAGACAGCATGGAAGCGTGTCAAAAATTCCATGAAATGCAGAGTAACCGGTGTCACTTATGAGAACAGGCAGCAGTTGTTACAGTTCATAGCCAGTAGAAAACATGAAGAACTGACAGTTTACCTGCGTAGGGACAGGGCAAATACGTTTGATAAGGATGCAGTTGCCGTAGTGGTCGGGATCAGCAATGTAGGGTATGCCCACCTCGGATATCTGCCAAAGGGATTGTCACAGAGCCTTGCCAAAGTAATAGATAAGGGCATAGGACTGCAGGCAGATGTAAAGGTAATCGGCGGATATGGCTATAAGGAAACGTTCGGTGCGCTGGTGAACATTGCAGTATAGGAGGCCGTATGACTCAGGAAGAATTAAAAGCGATGGTGGATGCAGAGGCGGAGCGCCTTGGGATAGGCAGCAGTGCATTCATGGAACGGCACAGGGAGATCATGGAGCTGGCTGACCAGATTCAGCAGCAGAATGAAAAATGCCCCTGCCAGAGTACCAGTCCGGCAGAGGCAGAGTAACCCGTCAACTTGTCAAATTAGCAATCAGGGTACGCAGGCAGTATAGCACGACTGCTGCCCTTTGTCAAAAAATTATGAAGATGGAGGAATAGAAAATTGCAGAGCATAGAAATGAAACCGCAAAACGGAACCGTGGGGATAGGGGAGACTAGCAGAGAGGGCTATATGGAGCTGAACAGGATCCATATAGAGGAAAAGGGAAAGATACGCCGCCTGTATGAAAAGGATCTGGTTAGCACACTTTCAGAACTTCGTTACTATCTTGATATTGACATACCTGAAAGCGTACAGGAGCAGAAAAAATATGGGGAACTTGAGGAATTTCTGGATGGCGGGAAATATCCCTTTAAAACCAGGGACAGGATTCTCTGCATTGCAAACGAGTATGGCGTTGCAGCAGAGGAGAGCGGTTTCCGGAGAGGGTTTCAGACGGCTATGAGGCTCTGCATGGAAGGAATGAGAGGGGGTGTCTGCTGATAGGCGCTCTTTAGGAAAAAGGGCTGGTAGCAGTGCAGGACAGGGTTGTAAAATGCGGTATGTCTTGCGGAAATGATATTTAAAGCAGCTTATACAGGGCAGACAGATGTGTCCGCAGCCGGTTCCGCATGTGAAGTTCTGTGGAATATCTTAACGGAAGATGGGATATGGCTGTCAGCCGGAACAGATAAAAAATACGAAGGGGGGTGTGTGTATGGGAACGTATTCAGAAGAATATACAAGGCCAGTCATGGAGATGGAACTGTTGGAGAGAAAGCGGCTGGAAACAACGGAAGCCAGTCTTTTGACAGAACTGTACAGGGGAATGCTTGAATGCGGCGCTGTCAGGGACACGGCTGCAGAAATGGAGGCTGGTATTAGATTAAAAGAAGCTGTGCAGGCAAACTGTCCGGCTGATGAAATTATGGATCTGGCTGCCGGATGCAGCGTGGCAGGAAAAGAAGCGGGATTTAAAATCGGATTCCAGGCAGCAACAAAACTCTGGATGGAGGGCATGAAAGGAACAGGGAGCTGATGGGTAATAAATGGTACATGACAGCAGAAGACATTGCCGCCGACCTGGGAATTGATGAAAAGGAGGCCGGGAGGCTGCTCCGGAACCTGGGCGAAAGGATTAAACGGAAGGGCGGATGTTATATAGCTGGCAGGGTTCCGGTGTCATATTACCAGAAGATGAAAGATACGGATTTCATGTCTCCGGACGGGATGGAGGCGGACTGCTGCCCTTTGAATCAAAAAAGGCTTCTGAGCCTGAAAGAGTTCTGTGTGTATGCCAGCTTTGGACAGAATACGGCCCGGCAGTTTGCAAAAAAAGCAGGGATTGAGAAAAGGATCGGGCATAAGGTGCTCTATGACAGGGTGCTTTTTGATGATTGGTGTGATAAAAATAAGTCAATGGAGATGTAGGCAGCAGTTTATAACAGTGGCAGGAAGAAAAAATACTGCTGTAGCATCCGGAAAGCTCCGTATTCGTATTTTGATGACATGGGCTATAATTATAGGCATGAAGTAAAACTGGCATAATAGCCTGATTATGGGGCATGGCGGGCAGATGGAATGAAGGATCGGCGCAAATATCTGAGGATTGTCCCCGGAAAGCTGCAACTGACCGGGGACGGCAATACAATTAATGTATGATTAGAATTTGTACTGCATCTGGTATTATACCCGGAAATGCAGTGCGGCACAATAGATTACAATAAAAAATGCAGCATGGATGTAGTGCTGCTGTCTGCCAGAGAGGGGGCTTGGATATGGATAACAGGTATGCAGAATGGATGATGAATCTGGATGCGGTTGTGGAATATTCGATAGGGGAGGCATCAGGGTCAGAACCTTTATTTGTCCTGGAATGTGGGAAAAAAGTAACCGCAAGAGCAGAGGCATATGTAAGAAAAGCGATTCAGGCTGGTATGAATAAGCCGTTAACGGATGAGAAAATAGAATCATTTATTGAAAATGAAATTGGAGAACTGCTGGACTGCATAGATGATGTAAACCATGTTTATTTTAAGAACGGCATGAAGCTGGGGGCTTCGCTGATTCTGCAGCTTCTGGGAGCATGGGAGGATTCGGTAGCAGTCCGTAAATGAAAACTCAGGACAGCAGGGTGCAGCAGTTGTGGTATACTGCTGCACTGCCAGACAGAAAGGAGGGCTGGGAATGACTGAAAAGAGACTGCCGAAAGGCATCAGCATCCGCAAAGACGGGCGGTACCAGGCAAGGTACACGCTGAATGGAAAGCGTTATACGATCTACGGGAATACGCTGAAAGAGGTTGAAAAAAAGCTGCGTGATGCAAAATATGAAATAGACCACGGAATTTATGCGAAGCCGGACAGGATCACAGTGGATGCGTGGTATAAAATATGGCTGAAAGAATACCGGGAGAATGTAGTCCGGGAGACAACAGTTATCGGAAATAAAAAATGCTATTTGCATGTAAAGCCGGAAATCGGACAGATGAAGCTGCAGGCAGTGCGGCCGGAACATATACAAAGAGTTCTCAATAAAATGAAAAGTGAGGGATATTCCGGCAGTTACATTGAGAATACAAGGCAGACCATGAACATGATTTTTTATCAGGCGCTTATGAATGGGATTATTATCACAAATCCAGTTGAAAAGTCTGTTCTGCCAAAGGTTGAGACTGGGAAAAGCGATACGCACCGCAGGGCTCTGACAGAATGGGAACAGCAGACATTTTTAGAGTGTGCGGCAAAAAGAAAGCCTTTTTATGCGGATATTTTTTATGTTGGATTTTCCACCGGCATGAGGATAGGGGAAATAAACGCTCTGGAATGGCAGGACATTGATTTTGGCAAAATGGAGATTCATGTCAATGGAACCATGATAAAGGTTGCCGGAAAGGATTATTATAAAGGGCCGGTAAAGACGGGGAAAAGCAGGCGTACAGTGCCGATGCTGCCTGAGATTGCAAAGCGGCTGAGAAATCATAAGCTGGAACAGGCAAAACTCAGGATGATGCTTGGAGATAAATGGGATCCGGTTAAAGGGCTGGAGCACCTGGTGTTCACTACCATGTTCGGTAAACCTCTTATGACACTGTCTGTTGGGCGGTACATTAATTCTACGGTTAATGCAGTCAACAGAGAAGAAGAAAAGAGGGCAAAAAAAGAACACAGGAAACCGAAGATAATGGAGACATTCTGCCCTCACTCCATGCGTCATACATTTGCTACAAGGGCGCTGGAACGCGGGATTCCTCCGAAAGTAGTGCAAAGTTATCTGGGGCATTCAACGATTGATGTGACGATGAATATTTATACACATGTAACGGCTGAATTGGAAAGGGAGGAAATCAGGAAGATAGCAAATCAGTTCTGAGGATTGTGTGTGCAGATGACCGGAAGGCAGCAGTGGAATATGGACTGCTGCCTGATTTATGAAAAATGGTGTCAAGCGTGGTGTAAAATATAAAAACAGGACATGTGAATGCTTTGTAAATACTGAAAATACTGGCATTAGAATAATTTTGCATACTGTCCCACGAGGACAATATGCTGTTCATCATAGATGAAGCGTCCGGCGTTGCTGATCCGATTATGGAGGCTGTGCTTGGTACGCTGTCTGGTGAAAATAATAAGCTGCTGATGTGCGGGAATCCGACAAGGACATCCGGCACTTTTTTTGATGCTTTCAACGCAGACAGGGCACAGTACCAGTGCCATACAGTATCATCCAGAAACAGCCCCAGAACAAATAAAGATAATATTGCTTCACTGGACAGGAAATATGGGAAAGACAGTAATGTGGTTCGCGTCCGTGTTGACGGCGAGTTTCCAGAGCAGGACGATGATATTTTTATCATGCTTTCCATCATTGAACACTGTACCATGCTGGATCTTCCAGAGGATGTGCCGATTAAAAGGATTTCGTTCGGTGTGGATGTAGCCAGGTATGGCGGTGCTGAAACAGTCATTGCGCAGAATGTCGGAGGAAAAATCACGCTTCCGATTATGTTTAGGGGGAAAAGCCTTATGACAACAGCCGGAAAAATCGTATGGCTGTATAGAAAGATGATTGCGGACTATCCGGCGTACCGTGGAAAGATATATGTGAATATTGATGATACTGGTCTTGGCGGCGGGGTGACCGACCGTCTGGAGGAAGTAAAGCAGGAAGAAAAGCTGGGCCGTATGGTAATTGTTCCGGTTAATGCTGCTGCAAGGGTTCCTGATGATCTGGTTGAAGACGGAAGCGGCAAAATAAAGGCATGCGATATTTATGATGATATGACAGCCTACCTGTGGGGAACTGTAAAGGATAAGCTGATTGCCGAGGAATTAAGCCTTGAAAATGACAATGAGCTGGTGGCGCAGCTTTCCTGCCGGAAACAGAAAATGACCAGCAGAGGCAAGCTGTATCTTGAAAGCAAGGATGAAATGAAAAAGCGGGGAATCGAATCCCCGGACAGGGCAGATGCTGTGGCCCTGTCATGTTATGAGATAGAAACCTTTCATATTGACAGTCTGATCAGTTAGGAGGTGAGTGGAAAGATGGGACGCCGGAAAATAAAAAAAGACGCAAAAGCGACAGGAGAAAGAAAGGTGCAGAAAGCCAGAGAAGTCCGCAGGGACGGATACCAGAACCTGCTGAATAAATATGGCACCAAAAATGATGTGTCGGAAAACTACCAGTTCGTCAGTGATGAGCCGGTAGCTGATGTGGAATTAACGCTTAATTATGAAGGCAATGGGCTGTTTGCGAGAATCATTGATATTCCAGCTGATGAAGCTGTCAGCAGCGGTTTTACATACGGGATCAGCGATACAGATATTGAAAACTTTATCAATAATTCACTGGATGAGCTGGACTTTGAGGAAATGGCGGCTACGGCGATTAAATGGTCGAGACTGTATGGCGGCGCACTTATGGTGATGATCATTGATGATGGCGGGGAACTTACGGATCCTGTTAACTGGGATGGCATACGCGGGATTGATGAACTTATGGTTTTTGAAAGGCCGCTTGTGACACCGGATTATTCCAGTATCTACCAGCACAGGCCGGACACCGGAACCAGATCAAAATTCGGGCTGCCTGAATTTTATAACATATCCCCTGTATACGGGACAGCGTTTCGGGTGCATGAAAGCCGCTGTCTGCTGTTTAAAAACGGCATCCTGCCTTCCAGCACGACCAGAACGGAATACCGATTCTTTGGAATGCCGGAATATGAGAGGGTGCATAAGGCGCTGCAGGAAACGGTCACTTCTCATGGAAACGGCGTGAAGCTGCTTGACCGGGCGGTGCAGGCAGTATACAAGATCAAAGGGCTTGCTACGCTGCTGAACACCGACGAAGGCGAGAATACGGTAATCAGACGGCTGCAGCTTATTGATATTGCAAAAGGGATTATCAACAGCATTGCAATAGACGCAGACGGGGAAGATTACGATTACAAGACGGTGACGTTTTCCGGGGTAAAGGATATTGTCGATTCTACTTGCAATATGCTTTCTGCGGTTACGAATATCCCGCAGACAAAACTGTTCGGGCGTTCCCCGGCTGGGGAAAATGCCACTGGTGAAGGGGATATGGAGAATTTCTACAAATTCGTAGAAAGGATTCAGAAATTGAATTTAAAAAATAATCTGCGGACACTGATTGATATTATCCTGATTGCTGGAAAAGTCAAGGGCAGGTATGGGGAAATACCAGACTACACACTCAAATTCAATCCGTTATGGAGCCTTAGTGAAAAAGAACAGGCAGATGTTGATAAAACAAAGGCAGATACAGAATATGTCAAGGCACAGACGGCACAGGTATACACTGACATGCAGGCCCTGGATGCATCGGAAGTTCGTAAAAGGCTTGCGGAAAGCGGGGAGTTTACGATCAATGATGTTCTGAATGAAGAAAGCGGGGACTGGGACGATATTCCAGAGGAATATGCAGGGGAATCAGAAGAAACCATCAATACAGCGTTATCAGCAGAACAGGAGCAGGCCGGCATTCCGGAACGGATGGAAACTGATTCGGTCATACCGTCCGGATGCGGAGTACTTGTCGTAAAGGATGGGAAAGTACTGGTTGGAGAACGTAAGGACAGTGGCCTTCTATGCGGTCCCGGGGGCCATATAGAAAATGGTGAGACATCAGAAGATGCAGCGATCAGAGAAGCCAGGGAAGAATTTGGCATTAATGTGGCGGAATTGATTCCTGTTACTGTGCTTCCCGGCATGCCACCAGAATATTGTCCGTCACAGGTATTCCTGTGTACAGAATTTTATGGAGAGCCGCGTGCTTTTAATGATGAAATGGAAAACGCGAGGTTTGAACCGTTTTCTGAAATTAGGAAGCATGAAATGTTCCTGCCGTTCCGTATGTCTGTAGAAGAATTTTTAACAGAGCTGAATGATTTGCACAGTCCGCCACAGGCGCAGGATACAGAAGAAAGAGGGGCACAGTATGGATGATGAAGCCAGAAGGCAGCTGATTAGAAACAGGGTGAAACAGCAGCATGGCGGGAAGAAAGAAATTTCTGCCAGATACCAGCCGAAATATCCTGACAGTGCGCAGCGGGAGTACATACGCCTTGTGGACCAGTACATGGCTGTTGAAAAACAGGTTATCATGCGGTACATACCGGAACTCAAGAAGATCCTGTGGGAAGACCAGCAGTACCATACGGATGCATCCGGCAATGATAAAAAAAGGAAAAGAAGGCGTTTTTCTATTCTGGAAGATATTTTAAACCGGCTAAAAGATTTATTTGAGCGAATGCTGAAAGAAATGGAAAGCACATTCGGCCTTTTTGGATTAAAAAAATTGCTGGAAGGGGTGGCAGCCCTGGACCATAAACTTACGGTCAGGGAATGGAAAAAGACGGTAAACAGAACGCTTGGCCTTAATCTTTTGGAAGATTATTATTCAGGCGGTTTCTATCAGGATATGCTGGATAAGTGGGTTTCTGACAATGTGGACCTGATCAGGACAATTCCGCATGAATCATTAGGAAAAATGAAAGAAATTGTGTATCAGGCATATATGGATGGGATGCCGACAACCAGTATTGTAAAAGAAATACAGCGGCAGTATGGCAGGGATAAACGTCATGCCAGGCTGATTGCAAGAGACCAGATTGCAAAATTAAATGCTGCGATTACGAAACACCAGCAGACAGATGCCGGGATAAGCCGTTACAGATGGAGCGATTCCAGAGATGAAAAGGTCAGGAACAGCCACAGAAAGCTGAATGGCCGCATATTCCGATGGGATGACCCACCGGAGACGGATGCCGGGCGCAGATGCCATCCGGGAGAGGATTACCAGTGCCGCTGCTGCGCCCTTGCAATATTTGACCTGGACAATATAGATCTTCCTGTGTGATCAGAAAGAATGGAGGTGTTGCCATTGAAGATGCGGAGGATGGACAGTATTTCTTTAGACCAGACATATTATACGGATGAAGGGTATCTGGTAGATCATCCGGTCGTGACCACTTGCGGTATTTTTGAATATCAGAATGAAGACGGGAGCACACGGCATGAGCTCCGGCTGCCGGAGCATGTATTTTGTGAAAAGTCTTTAAAAAGCTATAAAGGAAAACCAATTATCATTACGCACGATGCTGGAGAGGTGGACAAAAGCAATGTTCGCAGGGAGCAGATAGGAACTATTATGAGTGAGGGGTATCAGGATGGAGACAATGTCAGATGTGAGATCATCATTCATGATACGGATGCCTTGCGAAAATGTGGATTAAAGGAGTTATCCCTGGGGTACAGTCTGGATACGGTGGATGAACCGGGCAAATGGAATGGGGAACCCTATGACTGCATACAGAAAAATATTGAGATCAACCATCTTGCACTTGTCGGGGAGGCAAGAGCCGGGGATTCGGCCAGGCTTAACATTGACAGCAGGGATGATGATTATAAAACATTAAAAGGAGGACGAATTTCCATGCAGAATGAAAACCATGATCTGACACCGGAAGAAATGGAAGCTGCCATTGCCCTGTATAAGGCGCAGAAAGCGGCGGAAAACGTAACCGGCGTTGAAACGGACGGAAACGGGCCGGACGGGGATGTACCGCCCGCAGAACCGGAGGAAAAAGAAAAGAATCCGGTTGAAACAGTAAGGGAAAATATGGACCGGAGGGACGCAGAAGGCGGGAATATGAAGCCGGAAGATGTGGTTGCGGAGCAGAAGGCGGATATCCAGACGCTTCTTGCAGAAATTGACCGGATACAGGCTGCAAATGATATGAATGCCACAGACGGAAGCGGGGAAGAAAATGCGGACTCTGGAGAAAATGTGCCTGAGCAGAAAGAAAAACCACAGGCAGAAAAGCCTGGCGGTGAAAAGGGGGTAAATATGGATTCTGTGGACCAGATGTTTAAAGACAGACTGGATATCTGCCGTATGGCTGACCGGCTTGGCCTTGACGGGGTAGAAAACCTTTCCATAACAGAGGGGCGCAAAAAAATAATTAAGGCTGTCAACCCGAAGATGAACCTGGATGGAAAAAGCGACGGCTATATCAATGCAGCCTATGACATTGCAAAGGACAGTTTTCATGAACGGAAAACCACAGATGAACAGCGCCGCAGGATGGCGGAAGACCGGATGCGGAAAGATGCCGGCGAAGCATGCAGCTCTGATACTGCGCGTAAAAATATGATTGATCGTATGAAAGGGGGAAACAGGACATGAGCATGGCAGTACAGACGTCCTATAATTTTGGATTTTCAAAAGGGGTTGCCGGAGGGCTTTATGACCTGTCGGACCATGAGGTTGCCACGAGGCAGGCTGAGGGCAGCACCGCATTTGGCGTTGGCGTGGTAACAGGCACAAACAAGGGAGTAGACGTTACTGTACCGACGTCTGAAAGCACATCTGCTGATTTCGAAGGCGTGATTGTACATAATTCTGTGATGGCAGAGATGGATATGGATAACAGGCTGGAAATCGAGGATAAGAGGACGGTCGGCTGTCTGCAGCGTGGAAAAATCTGGGTAAAGACAGGCTCCAAGGCAGTTCCAACATATAAAGGGAAAGTGTTCCTGATTACGGACGGGGACGAGGTCGGACTGTTTACATCTTCGGATGATACAGCCACAAAGATAGAATTGAATGCCTGTTTCCTTGGAGTAATAGACGACGGAATTGCAAATGCAGTGTTTTATCCGGCCATTCCTGCTTCAGCAGCATCGGCTCCTGTGGATAAGGGCTGATTGATCAATAGGTAAGGGAGGGACATATTTCATGAAACAGTTTAACAACGATGACTACAGGGCATTAAAAAGCTCTACGCTGATCAGGAGTATTTCAGGATCCGAAGATATGCATTTTGACAGTGCGGAGTCTGCCGGAGTGTTCTTTGCGCGTGAGCTGGATCAGGTGAAAGCAAAGACTTATGACAAGCAGTATCCGGAGCTGTCTGCACTGTCAAATTTCCCGGTTACGTCAGAGGTAAATGAAGGAGCCGAAACTACGACTTACTACAGCTACGATGTTACTGGTATGGCAGAGGTTATAAATAATTATGCGACAGATTTGCCAAGAGTGGACATTAAAGGTGAATCCCATACGGCACATATCAAATCCATTGGTGACAGCTATGGGTATAATGTGCAGGAAATGAGAGCATCCAGGCTTGCCGGAAAATCTCTGGATGCAAGGAAAGGAGCAGCAGCAAGACGGGCCTCTGATTATGCTGTGAACAAAATTGCATGGGCTGGGGATAAGAAACACGGACTGATTGGGGTATTCAGCGAAAACAACGATATCCCGCTGTATACGCTGTCAGAGGTGGAAGTAAATGGCGTGAAGCATACAGAATGGAAATATAAGACAGCGGATCAAATTCTGGCGGACATAAACGGTGTACAGATGTTTACTGATAAGATAACGATGTCTGTAGAAAAACCGGATACCCTTGCGCTGCCGTCTCACACATACATGGATCTTGCAACAAGGAGGATACCGGATACAGATACGACCGTACTCAGCTTTTTGAAAGAGCATGCGCCATATCTGAAAAATTTTGAATCCTGTGCAGAACTGCAGGCAGAGGCAACAGATATTAATACGAGCGGAAAAAACATTATGTTTATGTATACGAAAGACGCAGAGAAGTTCAGTCTGGAAATCCCGCTTCCATTTTACCAGTACCCGTTACAGATCAAAAACCTGGAAACAGAGGTTCCTTGTGAAACGAGGACAGCAGGGCTTATTATTTATTACCCTCTTTCCATGGTTCTGGCATATGGCATTTAATTTAAAGGAGGCTGTTTGAATGAGAGTTACAAATATATCAAGAAAGATTATCAGTATTTTTGGCAAAACGCTCCTTCCTGGGGAAGATGTAAAGCTGGATAACGTAGACGAAAGCAATCCTACAATCCAGTTTTATTTAAAGGCAAAGGTTCTTGCTGTCGGCAATACGTCAGCAGCACAGATGAAAATTTCGGATACCGGGGAAACTGAGCGTGAAAAAATTGCCAGGGAAGCAGTTGAAAAATACAAACAGGAGCAGGAAGAATACCGCAAAAAAGCTGAGGAAAAGGAAAACGAGATTAAGGCTGTCAAAGGTATGAAGAAAAAAGAGGATCTTATCAAAAAAGCAATCGGGCTTGGGCTTGAATTTTCAGATTCCGATTCTGCCGATATGTTAAGGGAGAAAATCATCCATGCACTGAATGCATAGGAAAGGATGGATGTTTTTATGGAAGCATTTGAAATCATACGAGCAACTATGCATGAGTTTTCCGGGGTTGCGGATGAACAGGTCCGTATTTATATTTCTCTTGCAGAACCTATGATCAGTGAGCGGAAATTTGGCAGACTGTATCCGCAGGCGCTTGCATATCTGGCTGCACACCAGATGAAAGCTGGAGGGCTTGGACAGTCGGCGGTCGGGGGCATTTCTCTTGGGGATATGTCTGGCTATTCAGCGATATCCATATCAGAGGGGGATACATCTGTGTCTTTTGCAAGCAGCCAGAAGTCGGGAAGCAGCATATCTTCTGCGGAAGATTACAGCACTACATCTTACGGCAAACAGTTCCAGCAGCTTCAAAACAGGTGCATTGTGCCGATCGTATCCGCAGGTGTTCCCTATGGCATCTAGGATCAGGGATACGCTTACGCCGGAGGGGGAGCGGTTTTATCGGATGCTTGCGGAACTTGCTGACAAGGAGGTCCGCATAGGGTTCCAGCATGGGGAGGCAGCCGAAGATGATGGTACGGATATCTGTGATATTGCTGCGTGGAATGAGCTTGGCACGGAGCATATTCCGTCCAGGCCGTTCCTGCGTAAAAGTGTAGATGAAAATGAGGGGAAGATTAACCAGTTTTTGCAGGCAGAAGTAAGGTCGCTGGCATCGGGAAAAACAGCGGAGACGCTGCTGAACGAAATTGGGACTTTTCAGAAATCGCTTGTGCAGGAAAAAATTATGGAAGGAAGTTTTGCACCGAATGCAGAAAGCACGATACGAAGGAAAGGGTCCAGCAAGCCGTTAATTGACACTGGGCGTATGCGGCAGTCTGTCAATTATGTGATAAAGCGGAAAGGACAGGATTAAATGGTATTTTTTAAAAAGCCTTATACACTTAGAAGATATTCTCTGCCAGTGTATATAAAGGGTCATGCATCTGTGCCGTATCAGGATATGCAGTTTCTTATGGATGTACAGACAGAAGAAGATACCGTAAAAATGGATGCAGATGGCGCAAAATCAGGACAGAAGCTGAAAGTGTTCTGCGATTCGCCTTTGCTTGTAGAGGATGCAGAAAGACAACAGAAAGCAGACCGGCTCTGGTTTCAGGAGAAATGGTTCGCTTGCCAGAACAGCAGGCTGAGTGAGAACACCATGCTGCGCCATTATACAGCGGCTTTTGTGGAATGCCCGGATCAGGAAGCGCCACCTGGATCAGAACCGCAGACTCAGGAAATATAGAGAATGGGGAAGGGAGTGGTGCAAGATGACACTGGAGGAAGTAAAAGATTCCCTGTATGATACGGTGGAAAAATATTTTGAAGCAGGCACAGTAATCTGGGCGGAGCATGGAAATACGGTGCCGCTGCGTCCATATATGACAATGAAGATGAACGCCGTCAGCAGGGCGGTATTTCCTATTGAGGAAGAAGAAACAAGTTTGCGGCAGCGTGCGTATCAATGCAGCAGCATATTAGAGATAAATCTGTATACAGAAGGGAAAGCGGTTACAGCAGACGAAGGCGTCACGGCTGGTTGTATCAATACGGCAGTATCAGGTCTGAGCAGGTTTTCAAATTATATGGAATCCGAATATATAACGGACCTGCTTGCAGATCAGGGAATTGCGGTTTCACTGATAACTCCGGTGAAGGACCTGTCTTTTTTAGAAAATGAGAATACATGGCTTTACAGGGCAATGGCAGAATATTCGGTATCGTTTGTCATGGAAGCAGATGGTGCTTACGGCATTAGCTGTTTTGAGGTACAGCCAGACAATGGAAGCACAGAAAAACCGGATTCTGGAGGAAACCATGGTGGAGAGACGGGTTCCGGAGACGGGGATGATACAGGAATGGATGGCTCTGGTGATGCTGGGAGTTCTGGAAATGAAGAAAATACCGGAACATCAGATTCTGGAGACGGTGGGGGAACACCAGGTTTTGGCAGCGGCACAGGTACAGATGGCACTGACTCAGGAAACACAGGAACCCTAAAGGAGCAGGATTTCAGTGACGGAGGTACAAAAGAGCTGGCAGGCACGCTGATTGGAACGATTGAGGAAGTTGAAATGACAGGAGAGTATGAAGCATGAAAAACAATCCATTAGACGATATTGTAAAATGTACGGTTGAAATATCCAGCCCCGCGTCCAGTGACGCGACATTTGACACCATACTGATGATTACGCCCGGTCCATCCGGAGCCGGAAAAAAGACAATGGGAAAAACAACGCCCGTATCAAGCGCAGATGAACTTCTGGACTATGGCTTTACAGTGAATGATACCGCATACAGTGCTGCGACGGTTGCGTTCAGCCAGAACCCATCACCGGATGAAATATATATCTGTATCCGGGCGAAAAAGCCAGAAGAACCAGAAAACTCGGATGACCCGGATACCTCTGGAGAGCAGGAAAATAATGGTGAGGGAATGGATGAACCGAAAGAGCCTGAAAATACAGGAGCCGAGGCACAGGCAGAAAAGGCAGAAGAATATGAGGATATTCGCATGACCCTTGCCAGGGCGAAAAAAGAGTGTGGATTTTATGGAATCTATATTTCAGATTTTCGGGATGCGGCAGACATAGAAAATACAATGGAATGGACGGAATCCAACGAGAAGATCTTTGGCTTTGAATATACTGAATATGATAAATTCCCGATCAAAAACTTTTCTTATTACCGGACATTTGCTATGTTCAGCGGCCTTGCAGACGGCTATGAGGAAGACGAGCAGCCGAAGGCAAACCGCTATGCAGCCCTGGCATGGATGGCAAAATGCTTTGGGTATGACCCTGGCACCGAAACATGGGCAATGAAAGAGCTTGCTACAGTGATGCCGTCCGCGCTTGATACAGCGCAGAAAAAAGAGCTTGAGGAGAATAATACCGGCAGGTTTCTTCGTTACGGAGGCTGTAACATTACGATTGGCGGGAATATGCTTTCCGGAGAATGGATTGATGTCATCCGCTTTCGTGACTGGATCAAGAATGAAATGCAGATCCGGGTATTTAACGTCATCAAAGTAAACAGGAAAGTTCCGTTCACAGATGCTGGCATAGGTATGATTGAAGGGCAGATGATTGCCACATTGAAAAAAGGCCAGGAAGTCGGTGGGATTGCCGATACGGAGTATGACGACGACGGCAATCCGACACCAGGATTTACGGTTACAGTGCCAAGGGCGTTAAGTTTTACTGAGGCAGAAAGGAAGTCCCGGAAATTAACCGGATGCAAATATACGGCGCGGCTTGCAGGGGCAATACACGCAGTTGAGATTTACGGGTTCCTGACGTTTTAAATGCATTAAGGGCGGCAGAAATGCCAGACAGGGGGAATAGAAATGGCCAACACAAGGGTGACCACATATAACAGTAAGAAAGTAACATGCTCATGCGGAAGCCATATTGTTACCGGCTTTGCAGATGACAGCTTTATTACAATCGAACAGTCCGGCGACGGCGTGAGCGTCGTATCCGGTGCGGACGGAGAATTGGCAAGGTCTATTGACCCGTCCGAGCTGTTCTCGATAAAAATTACAGTTCAGCAGCAGTCACGGTCAAATGCATTCTTCACGAAAATGTATTATGCCGACAAAGACTGCGAGAAAGGCACATTCTCGGTGAACATCAAGGACCTGCTTGGAAAGGACCAGTTTACGGCAGATGTGGCATGGGTTACGAAGCTGGCAAATAAAACAAAGGGCAAGGCACAAAACAACATGGAGTGGACGCTGGCAGCACACGGTGAGATCAAGGAAGGATAGGATGACACATGAAATTAAAACAGCTTGAGCCGGTTGTGGAAACAGTCGGCGATTATAAGTTTTATATTACCCCGTTTCCAGCATTAAAGGCAGCAAATATGACAGGGGAGCTGGCTTCGCTTATGCTTCCTTTGTTTGGTGCCCTGGCACCGCTTGTTAAGGATGGGGACAGCGAAAAGAAAGAGAACGGGCTTATGGATATTGATGCTGGTAAAGCTGCGGCTGCCATAGCATCCAGCGTAACCATTGATGGAAACAAAATGGAGAAGCTGATCCAGAAGTTCCTGCTTGGTGGACATATTACGGTAGAGCTGGAAGATGATGACGGAGAGCCAGAAGGATGCCGGCTGGACATGGATCTTCTGAATGAAATCTTTTGTGGCGAAGTGCAGGATATGTTTATCCTGTGCTTTTATGTCATCCGGATTAATTTTTCTGGTTTTTTCGGGAAACTCGCCGGCCTGTCTGGGAAGGCAGGGGCTGCCCTAGAAATGGTACAGAAGAAGGCGAGGCAGATTATTTAAAATACGGGCGATTTGATTCCTCGCAGTTTTCAGAACTGGAACTTCGGATCTACATCCTGATAAAAGCGAAAATGGCATCCATGTGGGAAATGAAGAATGTGTATACGCTGGATGAAATGTTAAAGCTGTATGCACTTTATGAAATGGAACTTGATGTGGAACGTGGCAGGGCAAAGGATCTGGAAAGGAGGAATCAGTTTTGACCATAAGGGATATTGTCGTAGCTTTTGGAGTTGAAGTTGACCAGAACAGCGAGCGGCGGGCTGAGGGCAGCATACGCGGGATTAAAAACCTTGCTTCAAAACTCCTTGGCGCAATCGGGATAGGATTTTCCATTGCAGGCATAGCCGGGCTTGCGGAAGCGGCTGCAGATGTAGAGGCATTGAAATCACAATTTACGCAGGTTTTCGGGGAACTGGAATCAGATGCACAGAAAAAGCTGGACGCGATTGCGGATGAAACCGGGGTAAATGCCAACCGGATGAAAGCCAGCTTTACACAGATCGCATCGTTTGCAAAAGTATCCGGCGTGGAGCAGGTGCAGGCCCTGGAGCTGTCTGACCGGGCAATGAAAGCGGTGGCGGACTCATCCGCATTTTACGACCGTTCTATAGAAGAGGTTACGGAATCCCTACAGTCCTTTCTGAAAGGGAACTTTGAAAATGACGCCGCGCTTGGCTTATCCTGTACAGAAACAACCAGGAATGCGGCAGCAAACGCGCTTTACAGCAAATCGTTCCAAGACCTGTCCGAAGCGGAGAAACAGTTTACACTCCTGCAGATGGTGGAGGATGCAAATAAGGCGTCCGGCGCACTCGGGCAGGCGGCGAGGGAATCAGACACATGGACGAATCAGCTTGGCAACTTAAAACAGGGTTTGCAGGACTTAAAAGCTGCAGCAGGGCAGGGATTCTTACAGCCGGCAGTGAAAGTACTGAAAATGCTGGTATCTCTTACACAATGGGCGACAAAAGCTATTGAAAAGGCGACCGGGGAAAACGGGCGTCTAACACGTTCCTTTGACCGTTTCCATGCACTTGTAAAAAAATTGCAGCCGGCGATTGACAGAATGATGCAAACATTGTCCCGTGGAATGGAGCAGGGCATGGGGCTGATCCGAAGTGTGGTAGAGCATCTTGGAGGAATCGAAAATGTAATAAAGATACTGGCGGTTGTTGCAGCCGCCTTTTTTGCTGCTATGAACTGGGGCAGGCTTATGTCTGGAGCGGCAATGTTTGTAAAGCTCTTATCCAGTATAGGAAAAATGTTTTCAGTGGCTAATCTGAAAATACTGGCTGTCGTGGCGGTTATCGTGGTCCTGTTTCTTATTATTGAGGATTTTATCCATTTTCTGATGGGAAATGATTCTGTAATAGGCACGCTTTTCGACAAGGCAGGAATAGGCGCAGACAATGCGAGAGAGGCTATTTTCCGTGCGTGGAATTTAATTAAGGATTTCCTGCTGGGTGTGTGGGACTTTTTAAAACAGGCAGCGGGGATGTTTGCAGATACGGTGAAAGGTTTCTTTGAGAGGCATGCAGATTCTATCAGAAAGAACTTTGAACGGGCATGGGGAATTATTAAAACGTTCCTGAAAGGAGCCTGGACATTTATCTCGCAGCTTGCATCTACATTGTTTGGCGGTACAGAAGACAGTATCAGGGGCACGGCAAATAATGCGAAAGATACCTTGCTTGCCGTATGGAATGCAATATTGGCCTTTTTATCGGCAAAGTGGGACGCTATTTATAATGTGGCAAGCGCGGTATTCAACGCATTGGCGACAGTCATAGAAGCTGTTTTTACAGCTATAAAGACGTTCTGGGATGCCTGGGGCTCAGAGATTTTATCATGGCTGAAAATGGTATTCGATACAGCAGGCGCCATATTAAATAACTTTCTGGATGTGGTTACAGGGATAGCAAACTTTATCTCTGCGGTATTCACAGGTGACTGGCAGGGCGCATGGGATGCGGTCTTACAGATCTTTACGGGTGTATGGGATGCACTGGTTTCGTTTTTGTCTGCAGTGTGGGAAACGTTTACGGGAATATTAACGAACGGGCTGCCAGTATTACAATCGCTGTGGGATGCTGTCTGGAATGCGGTATGCAGCATTTTTGAAAGTATATGGAATGGCATTGTTTCGTTTTTATCGGGTATATGGGTATCTATTCTTTCGCTTGTATCGGATGCAATGAATGGGGCGCAAAACATTATTTCATCCGTGTTGTCAGCAATCAGCAGTTTTTGGAGCAATATTTTTAACAGCCTGCTTAATACAGCAATCAGTATTTTTAGCAACATACAAAGCAGCATTGCCAGCAGGGTGGGCGCTATAAAAGATGTGATAGTAAATGGTTTTAATGCTGCAGTCAGCTTTATACAAAGCCTTCCAGGGCAGGCACTGAAATGGGGCGCGGATATCATAGACGGCATTGTGAGAGGAATTACCGGGTCTATTGGAAAAATTGCAAGCGCAGTCAGCGGGGTTGCAGGAAAAATAAAAAGTTTCTTACATTTCTCTGTACCGGATGAAGGACCGCTTACAGAATATGAAAGCTGGATGCCTGATTTTATGAGCGGGCTGGCAAAGGGGATTTACGATAATAAGGACTTGGTGCTTGACAATGTAAAAATGCTCGCTGATGGAATGTCAATGATGATGCAGTCTGCAACAGCAAAGCCATCAACGGTGGCATTTGGAACCATGAACGCAAACAATAGCAGCGTGACGCAGAATGTCAATATCAGTAACAGCTATTCTGGTGGAAACCGTGATGATGCAAGGAATGTATCACGCGCAATGAAGAAATCTGCTGTGGATGCTACAACACAAATGGCACGCGCGCTGGAACATGCAAGGGGGTAACGCAGGTGGCGCAGAGAGAATTTGCAAAGTTTAACAGCAGAGCAAAAAAGAAGAAAAAGAAATTAAAGCCGGTAGCAATTGCCGGTATAGAGTTTGATGCGCTGATTGACCAGCAGAAAACCCTGTCTGCAACCATACCGGTTTATCCGGTAGAAGAAGGGTTCCCGGTATCAGATACAATCATACTGGACCCCCTGACGCTGCAGATGACATTATATGTGACGAATACGCCTGTAACCTGGCTGAAACGGCACGGGGCCTCCAGGGGACGTGTCAATGAGGTAAGTAATAAGATTGAAGATATGTGGATGGACAGGAAGCTGGTAAAGATCGTAACGCCGGATGCAATCTATACAAATATGGGGATTACAAGCATTACGATTAAAAAGTCGGCAGAGCTTGGATATTCCCGCGAGGTTTCCGTTACGGCACAGAAAGTAAGGAAGACAAAGAAAAAAACTGTCAAAGTGCCAAAATATAAGCTGAAAAGCGGGGAGACAAAAACAAAGACGGGGAAGAGCCAGACATCTGCAACAAGCAAGAGGTCTGGCTCTCCGGCCAGTACCGCTTCCAGCAGCGCGTCTTCCAGCAGTACAGTTTCCGGCGGTTCATCCAGCAGCTCATCTTCGAGCAGTGCATCCGGGAATAGTTCCTCAAAAAAGAGCCAGTCCATTTTATATGGCGTAGCCAAAGGCTTGAAGTTCCTTTAGAGGGGGAGTTTTTAAATGATCTATATAACCGTGCCGGACGAAAACGACAGCTTGTCACAGATTACCATAAATGAGACAGATTATAATATCCGCTTCACTTACAATGAATGCTATGATTACTGGAGCTTCGGGCTGTACAATTCGGACGAGGAGCCAGTGGTCGCCATGACAAGGATTGTCCCCAATTTTCCGCTTTTTCATTTTTATTCCGGAGGCAGTCTCCCGGATGGGGTGTTTGGCTGTATATCTGATACAGAGAAAGTCGGGCGCGAGGCTTTTAATGAGGGGACGGCGGAATTTGTTTTCATACCGTCAGATGAAATGGATGAATAATCAGCAAAGGGGTGGCAGGAATGGCATATGAAAAAAACTGGCTCCGGACTTACACGCTGAAAGCTGGAAAAGCCGGTTCCAAAGGCTTTGAAATCGGAAATACAAAGAGTGCGGACCAGACCGTGCTCCATATTTCCTTTTCTATTGAAAAGTCGGATGCTGAATCAGCAAATACGGCAAAAGTGCAGATCTGGAATTTATCAGACAAAAATCTAAAAATCCTGGAAGAAAAAGACTGTGTTGTAGAATTAAAAGCAGGGTACAGGAATAACCGGACGCTGCTCCTGGCAGGCAATGTCACATCAGCAATAACAACGTCAGATAACGCAGACAGGATGACAGAACTGGAAGTTGTGGACGGACGGGTGGCGCTGCGTGACACGAATATAAAAATCTCGTTAAACGGGGTTGTGGGCAGTAAGACGGTTTATGGAATGATTGCTTCGAAAATGGGGCTTTCCATAAAATTTGCAGACGGCCTGGTATTTAAAAAAATGCCAAACGGGTATTCGTTCGTGGGGAAAGGGCGTACAGCATTAAAAAAGATGGCTGTCTGCTGCGGGCATAACTGGTCTATACAAAATGGCGTGATCCAGGTTACCGAGAAAGGGAAACCTGTGTCCACGCAGGGCTATCTTTTAAGCCATGAGACAGGGCTTATCAGCATCCCAAAACGGATTACAATTTCAAAGAGTTCAAAAAAGAAGAAAGAGCAGACAGGATATGAAGTGCAGTATTTTTTGAATGGCGCTGTCGGTGTTAATGATACGGTAAAAATAAAGACAGAGAAAGTCAATGGATATTTTCGGATTTATAAAGTCGTGCATGACGGCGACAATATGGAAGGTGACTGGGTCAGTACGGCTCAGGTCATAAAAGTATAGGGGGTGCATCATGCTTCAGGAAGTCGTTGAGCAGGTGGAAGAAATCGCGCAGAGTGTTGTGGATGATGTGCATACCGTTCTTCCGTGCAGGGTTGTAAAATACGATGAAAAAAAGAATCTCGCGAAGGTAAAGCCAATCGGGGAATTTCTGCTCCGTGACGGGGAAAAGATGGAATTCCCGGAGATTGATGAAGTGCCGGTTGCGTTCCCTTATTTCATTGCGTGGGATATCGGCATCGTTTTTCCGGTGCATAAAGACGATGAAATGCTGCTGTTTATTTCTGAAATAGAACTGGATGAATGGAGGACAGGGGCTAAATCGGATGCGCCGTTAAAATATGACCTCACGTCAGCGGTAGCAGTCCCTGCACTTATAAAGAAACCAAACGGCCTTCACAAGAGGTCGGTAGATGACAATGCCCTTATTATAAAGGCAAAAGAAGCTGAGATTGCAGTACAATACCCAGATTCTGGAACGAATGTCACGATTAAGGTAAAGGATAAGAAGATCAAAGTTTCAGATAAAGGAATTGATATGACAGGTGATGTAAAGATCAAAGGTGATGTAAAGATTTCGGGTAATTTAGATGTTTCTGAGACAGTCACAGCAGATGAATATGTGACAGTATAGGAGGCACTTATGGATATTTTACTGGATAACAGCGGAGATCTGCTTCTGGATAACAGCGGGGATATCAGACTGGCAAATTCTGTCCGGCAGAAAATCCGGATACGGATTTTGTGGTTTGCCAGGGAATGGCGCTGGGATGAAGATCTGGGGCTTCCATATTTTGAAGATTTGCTTGTGAAAAATCCGGATACGGAGTATTTTGAAGGGCTGCTCCGCGAGGAGATTTTTAATGTGGATGAAGTGGTGCAGGTAAAGGAAGTAACCATACTGTATGACAGCCAGACACGGGAGGCGGCCATACAGTACGTTGCGCTGACCGACTTGGAAACCATAAGGGAGGAAGTGAAGATATGCCGGAGTATGGAGTAACAGATAAGGGATTCGTTCTAAAGCGAATGGATTCCATTTTGGAAGAAATCCATTCGGACCTTACAGAAGGATTTGGGTTTGATACAAGCCTGCAGGAAGCGTCCTTTCTGAATGTCCTTATTACAACGTTTGCCGGGCAGGTTGCAGATCTGTGGGAAACGGCACAGGACAGCTATTATGCAAAATATCCGGCAACGGCCACAGACCTTAACCTGGACCATGCAGTACAGTATGGCGGCATACGCAGGAAACCGTCAAAACAGACATCCTATCCGCTGCACTGTACCGGGGATGACGGGGCAACGGTTGCGGCAGGTTCGGTTGTGGCATCAGATACCAAGCCGGAGATACGCCTGTATGCAGCACGTGAATTTACGATTTCAAGGGACAGTTTTAATGAGGTAAACGTAAAGGTTGCGGCAGCACAGGCCGGCAGCGTGTATTCCCTGACAATTAACGGCAGCCAGTACAGCTATTCCAGCACGGATGCTTCTGAACTGGTGATTTTATTGGGACTCAGGGACGCTGTGGCGGATGCGGATTATTTTGTGTCTGTTGATGAAGAAAACCAGACGCTCTGCATCAGGGACAGGGTGAAAGCAAGAAGCAATGTGCTGACGCTTTCCAGTAATCTTACAACAGAAAATGTAACAACAATAGCGAATTTTAATACAGAAAACTATGGAAGCATCACGCTTCCGCATGGAGTGGTGACAAAAATGATCACCAATGTCACGGGTTTTACAGATGTGACAAACATGCTGACGCCTGTTTACGGCCGGATGCAGGAAAACGATATAGAACTGCGCCAGGCATATATTGCGAAATCGGCGCTCCGGTCAAATACCATGATAGACAGCATCTGTGCAGAATTGCTGAATAATGTGGCGGACATTGAAACGGCTTCCGGATATGAAAATTATACGGATTTTGTGGACGCAAGGGGATTGGCGCCGCACAGCATTGAAATGATTGTTGAGGGCGGCGATAACAGTGAAATTGCACAGGCTATCTTAAAACGGAAGGCAGGCGGCATCCAGACAAACGGGAAAATCGTTGTGGACGTGCCCGGACTGTACGGCGACACAATTCCGATACGCTTTAACAGACCGGAGTATCTATATACGTTTCTAAAAATAACCTTGCATGGCAGCAGGGTGGAAATCCCGGCAAATTACCCTGCACTGACAAAAGAATCTGTACTGAATGATACCAAATCTTTAAAAGCAGGGGATGATCTGCTGACACAGCTTCTGCATAAGGGCATCTACCATGCGGTGGCAGGAATTACTTACATTGACATTGCGGCTGCCTATTCCCCGGACAGCACGTATGTTCCGGTGCAGGATGATTACAGAAATGCCAATATCATTGCCAGTACAAGGCAGAAGGTGCTGGTCGACGGGACGAGAATAGAGGTGACGTTTGTTGCGGACAATGAAAATCGCTGACCAATGGCTGAAAGACCTGCCGCAGCAGTTTCAGGGAAAGAAACGGATAGAAGTCCTTATACAGGCATTTGCAAGGCAGATGGAAGAAGTCAGAAAGGTATTTGATGACGTAAACCGGCTTACGGATATTGATACGGCACATGGCATCAATCTGGACCGTGTTGGGGATATTGTTGTTCTGTCCAGAAAAGATGCACAGGTGATTCTCCGTTCCAAAATAGATCAGGAACTTGGGGATGAAACCTACCGGCAGGTCTTAAGGTACAAGTCAATCAAGAATACCTGTGACTGTACCTATGAGGATATTGTCGGAACCATGAAGCTGCTGTGGGATGTTGATTATGTTACATATGTAGAAAAACCGGAAAGGCCGGCAACGATATTTATGCAGATGCCGCCATTTGACATTAATATCACTGATCCGGCAGCAAAGCGTGTGCTGGCCATCAGGCCGGCTGGTGTGGGGCTTATCTATGCTGTATCGTATTATCTGACAGCAGATCATTCACGGCTGGAAAAAATGTTTCTGGTGAGACTGCGCCTGCATTGGTTTATCCCGTTCTGGGGCTGTTATATTTTTGACGGCACATGGAACCTTGACGGCAGCGTGCATCTTTGCCAGAAAAGGCGGTACAATCTGCGGCTTGGCCTGAAATATTATATGGGAATTTTTTATGAGCTTGCAGCGCTGCATACAAAGCTATTCGACGGTACATGGGACCTTGACGGTTCTGTCCGCCTTGATGCAGCATACCGCAGTTTCTGTCTGAAAATCTATGGAAAAATAGATAGTCCAGATAAAACAGGGGAGCCATCAGTCAGGGAGACGCTGGCATTTATCATTGATTTCTGGAGGCTTATCTATTTTGATGACAGATGGAAACTGGATGGAAAAGTCTGCCTGGATGCGTCCAGATGCAAAATGGAAGCTGCGGTCAAAACACATATTGCCGTCAACGGTAATACAGAAGAAATCAGGGACGGACCGGTCGAAATAAGAAGAAACCTATGGTTTTTGGACGGGAATGTGGCGATGGATGGTTCCAGGATACTGAATGCGATGTACAGAAGGGAGGTGCTGTGACGTGGCAAGCAACGTGCTTATAACAAAAAAAGCAAGGGAAAAGCTGGTGAAGGCGAGAGCAGGTGCAATCGCACTGCCGCCGATTGTCGGCATGGCTTTTGGTGATGGAGGATGCGATGCAGATGGAAGCGTGATTGCTCCGGAGGAAGATCAGAGTGAATTAAGGCATGAGTTGTACCGCAAAGAAATTGACGGGTACACTTTTATAGAAGACACCGTATGCAGGTATGAGTGTACCTTAATTGAATCAGAGCTTGCAAATGAATATATCAGCGAGATCGGGCTGTATGATGAAGACGGCGATCTGGTCTGTATGAAATCATTTAAGAGAAAAGGCAAAGATGACGACTTGCAGATGACCTATATTTTAGATGATGTTTTCTGATGTATGGATAAAAATATCAATATTCGATATTTTATAACAATCAAAACATGGAATTAACATATTGTGTTAAATTAAGGAGGCAGCAATGAAAGATTATACAAATACGGCTCCTGTTTTTTCTGAAAGCATCCGTGTTACAGAAACATCTGATCCTGCACATGCGGACAACATAAACGCGGCGCCAGAACAGCTTTTGCAGAATACGCTTGTGAACCGCGCATATACAAAAAGCCTTGAGGAAGTTCTGGAAAAGCTGCTGACAAAAGGAATGATTTCTGTAAATTTTGTAACTGCGGATAGAAAACAGTTTGTAACTTCTGATGGTAAGGTATTCAGGGCAGCAAAGAGAATTCGGTTCAGATAGGAGAAAAGAATGGAACAATTATTTATGGAATTAGAAAAGATGGAGTCTGTTTCCTGTGGCGATGACTATATGCATATTATAACTGCTGATGGAGACAAGATTATTAAAATCAGTGACCTGGCAAAAGCAATTACAGATGGCGAATTTATAAAAGCAGGCGCAAATGGTAAAATCGTTAAGGAAAGAATCGAAGGTGGTGCAAACGAAAAAGCAGCTTTGATCTTTCGATAACTGCCCTTTCGTTTGCATCAGTTTCGATTTTTCCTGGTTGAACAAAGGCGCGTCCGGGCAGACGCTGTATATGGGCTTTCAATTTCGACACTCTTTGCAAAACAGTCTGTTGGATACCTGTGCATATGGAGAGAGATTTTTTTAAAATCATTTCCAGCGCACCACAAATAAGCCCCCATAGGAAGCTTTTTTAAAAATATTCAGCTGCTGGTATTCAACATAATAAGTGTGGCTCAGGTCTTGGGCAATACCTGCCATACGGCAGAGGAATGATATTTCCACCACAGGATGAGCATTTGCAGACATCCCTGTTATAGAGCAGCTTAATGATAGCAGGCGCATCCAGGTTCTTCAGTCTGGAAATATATTTTTTACAGCCGAGCAGATTACGGCACAGAGTTATCTTCTTGTTTTTGTTACGGGAAGAAAGCAGGCCGTAATGCCGAATCCGCACAAAACGCTTTGGGGGAACATGCATCAGAAATCTCCTGATGAATTCCTCTCCTGAAAGTGTGAGTTCTTTCCACTGCCCATGGTTTTTGTAATCCTTCACAGTAAACGTAACCGTGGAATCCGTCATACCCTTTATGCGGCAGTTGCTTATGGCAATCCTGTGGGTATATTTGCCAAGATATTTGATAACGGACTCTGCACCATGAAATGGTTTCTTACAATAAGGAATCCATTCTTTGGAATAGCAGGTGTCCAAAAGTTCCTTGAAAGCATAATGATTTTTGTATGGCTCTGCTGTACCGTGGAATTCGAGTTTTCCGTCAGTCCATAGCTGTTTTAACTCGGCGAGGTACTTGCCGCGAAAGACTTTGGAGATGACCCTGACAGGAAGAAAAAAGTCCTCACCGTTATCTTTCCAGTGGTTTTTGCTATCAAGTCCGCCTCCAAGCACAATCATATGTATATGTGGATGAAAGTTCATCGCACTTCCCCATGTATGCAGGATGCAGATATAACCAATATCAGCCCCGAGATATTTTTTGTCGGATGCGAGTTCGTTTAGGGTATCGGAAGCCGCATGATACAAGGCATTATAGAGAGGCTTCTGGTTGTTGTATATGACAGGATTTAATTCCTCAGGCACAGTGAAAACCACATGAAAGTATGGGGCATCCAGTATATCCTCCCTGCGGGCATCCACCCACTTTTCCTTCGGGAACTCCTGGCACATGGGACAGCACCTGTCCCGGCAGGAATTATAATGGATGGAAATACAGCCGCAGTCCTCGCAGACGCTTATATTGACACCAAATGCGCCGGTTTTGCAATTCATGATGTGATAAGCTGCTTTTCGCTGCGCCGCAGACAGTTCATGAGTTTTTTCATAGTCAGGATAAAATCGGTTAAACACATCCTGCACCGTGCAGTTTTCGCTCATGACCCACCGCCTTCCGGAGCATCAAAAGGGCTGCGGATTCCAAGCAGTGTTTTGTTGCTTACATGCAGATATACGTCCGTAGAACGGGGGTCCACATGTCCAAGAAGGGACTGAATATATTTGATATCCACCCCGCTTTCGAATAAGTGGCTGGCAAAGCTGTGACGGCAGGCGTGGGAAGATACACGGCGTGTAATACCGGCCTTCTTAGCACTTGCCTTGAAGAACTGGTTAACGCTTGCAATATCAAGGTAGTCTCCAGTCCATGAACTCGGAAAGAGAATCTCTTTCGGTCTGCCACACTGAAACCAGTATTCAGTAAGCAAGTCAAGATTCTTCTGGGAAAGGATCGTATATCTGTCGATGCGGCCTTTTGCTTTCCGGACATGAATGGTCATGTTTGTACGGGAAATGTCATCATAGTGCAGATGGACAACCTCAGACACACGCAGGCCGGAAGAGTACATGGTAGCGATAATGGCCTTGTGCTTAAGATTGGAAGTGGCATCAATAATAGCATTGATTTCCTGTGGCGTAAGGACAACTGGAAGGTTCCGCTCACGCTTCATTGCAGGAACTTCCTCATCATCCCAGGCAATCTTGAGTACTCTCTTATAGAGAAACTTGATAGAAGCCCGATAATGATTGTGCGTTTCAGGAGATCTGCCTTCCAGACGTTTCATGGTAAGGAAGGCATCTGCATCCTTAAGCGTGAGGTCAGAAACAGGCTTATTGGTGCAGCGCAGGAAATAGCTGACATCGCTGCAGTAGAGCTGAATGGTCCGTTCCCTAAGGTTGCGTTTTTCCGCAGCTTGGCGGATGGATTTAAAAATATCTTCGTACATTGTAAAACCTCCAAAATAAGTAGTGTTAATAGTTACAGCTACCTGTCCGGAGGTGCATTGGCATCATAATTACGATTGCATGTGACACCAGGAAATGTTATTATTTTCATAGGCAGTGGGGCTTTCTTGGTTCAGTTGTATAGTGTGGTAACTAAACAATACCGAATTATGAAAGAAATTTCCACTGCTTTTTTAGACAATGAAAAACTGCGCCACAGCCCTGGCAGGCCATCGCGCAGCGATTTTGTTCAATCGGATTTATTACAGATAACCCGGATAAAGGCCTGCGTAATTCCATTTTCCGCGGAAAGTGTCTTGGGGATTCATTAACAGCAGAGCAGGCAGCGGCAATCAAAGCGGGAACGTTTCAAGATATGTTTGTTGGCGATTACTGGACAATCGGTGGGGTGAATTACCGCATTGCCCATCTTGATTACTGGCTGCGGTGCGGGGATGCAGAATGCACGAAGCACCATGCCGTCATAGTTCCTGACACCTGCCTGTATAATGCACAGATGCATAACACTGCATCCGGGCAGTATGAAGCAGGCGCGGCAAATACGACGGAAGGCGGCTATATCGGCAGTGATATGTACAAGACGGGGCTTAACCAGGCAAAAGCTATAATAAATGAGGCATTTGGAGCGGATCATATTCTGTCCCACAGAGAGCTGCTTGTAAACGCTGTCACAAATGGGAAGCCAAGTAACCATGCATGGTATGACAGTACCGTGGAACTGATGAATGAGTGTATGGTGTATGGCAGTTACATTTTCACTCCGGCGTGTGACGGAACATTTATTTCATACCGTTATACCATTGATAAGTCACAGCTTGCGTTGTTTGCGCTGCGTCCGGATCTGATCTGTAACCGTGTGAACTGGTGGCTGCGTGGCGTTGTTTCGGGCGCTGATTTTGCGCATGTGGGCTGGCACGGCTATGCGGGCTGTCTCAACGCTTCCTATTCTTTTGGTGTGCGCCCGGCTTTCGGTATCTGTTAATCTTTAATCTCCGCCCCTTGTGGGCGGGGATGGCGGGAGGATGAAAAATGGCAGTACCAAAGGGAAAGCGGAAAGAATCAAAGTTTGAAGCACAGCACCATTTCTACAGGCTGCGTGCAGATGTAACAAATCTGATGCTTCTGGATTTTGGGTTTTCAGAAGAAAAATACCGGAAACACATAGAACGGTACCGGGAAACACATGCAAAGACAGGAAATGTGGATGAAGTCGTGGAGCGGTACCGAAAAAAATGCGACAGTTTCAAAAAATGGTTTATAGATAAAGAATGCGATGCTGTTCTGGAAATACTGCGGCGCATAGGGTGTGAATTTACACTTGGAAATTCTATCTATCCATCGGAAACTCCGGCAAAAGTCATGGAATTTTGCGAGCGCAGGAAACACATAGATGAAGCAATCGCACAGTGCTATGTGCTGAAACAGGAACTGCAGTATATTATCAGTTCCCTTCCTGTAAACATCAACAGATACGAAAGGCTCGCCGTGGATATTGATAAACAGATTGCATTATACAAAGGCGTGCGGCAGTCTGATAATAGGCTTTTGAAAAAGAAGTCATGCAAGGCGAAAAACGCCGGGGAGAAGCAGAAAGGAAAACCTGAAAATAGAAGAGGGCAGGAAAAAGAAACCTGACAGATAAAAAATAGTTAATATGGGGCAGCCTTTGTATGTGTGAACTGGTGGCTGCGTGACGTTGTTTCGGGCGCTAATTTTGCGAATGTGAACTGGAACGGCAATGCGGACTGTAACAACGCTTCCAATTCTAATGGTGTGCGCCCGGATTTCGAGGATGCTGGTAAGACCTGAAAACAGGCAGGCATCCGGCCGAAAGGAAAGGCTGTCCCTGCCGGAAAGGCTAAATGACAGTATGGAAACGTAGAGCCGCCCGTGCCGGTTTGCCCTATGTGGCAAGATACGTCAAGCCAATATCCGGGGCTTAACCTGAAAAGGAGTACGGTAATTTTATGTATAACAGGATAACAGACATGAACGTTCTTTATGATGCGTTTTTGTCTTCGATGAAAGGAAGCGCATGGAAAGAGGAACAACAGAAATTTGAGATTGATTTCCTTTCAGAAATCACAAAGCTGAAACAGGAGCTTGAAACAAGGGAATACAGAACTCTGCCCGGTTCAGAATTTACATTGAACGAACGGGGGAAAGTCCGTCATATCCACGGTGGGCGGATGCGTGACCGTGTAGTCCGCCATGCCCTGTGCGATGCAGTTCTGGGTGAAGCGCTGAAACCATATCTCATTTACAACAACAGCGCAAGCCAGAAAGGGAAGGGGGTTGATTTTGCAAGGCGGATGTTTGAAAAAGATCTGCATAATTACTGGCTGAAACACCGTAGTAATGACGGTTATGCCGGCTTTGTGGATTTTTCAAAATTTTATGACAATATCCGTCATGATAAAGTAAAGGAAATGGTTTTACCCAGGGTGGATGAGTTTTCAGGATGGCTTTTCGGGCAGATTGTTGACACATTCAGAATAGATGTTTCCTATATGGATGATGAAGAATATGCAGAGTGCATGGACAAGAGGTTTGATTCTGTAAAGTACTATGAAAATATATCAGAGGAACTAAGAACCGGGCAGAAGTATATGGCAAAGTCGGCAGATATCGGTGATCAGGTGTCACAGGACATTGGCATCTTTTATCCGGTGCAGATTGATAATTATGCAAAGATAGTCCGGGGAGTTAAAATGTACGGACGGTACATGGATGATATATACGTTATAGGGGAAACAAAGGAATATGTTGAATCTGTTATTCAGGGAATAGCAGAACAGGTAAACAGCCTGGGTATTTTTATAAACGAAAGAAAAACACGGATTGTGAAGCTGTCCCAGACATTTAAGTATTTGCAGGTAAAGTACAGTCTTTTGGAATCCGGAAAGGTTGCAAAACGGATTAATTCCAAATCCGTTACAAGGGAGCGAAGGAAACTGAAAGCATATAAACGTTTGTTTGATAAAGGAAAGATCGAATATGGAGCGATTGAGCAGGCGTATAAATCATGGATGGGATCGCACGTTCCCATCATGTCTAAAAACCAGGTAAAAAATATGAAACAGCTTTACAGGGAGTTATTTGGAAAGGAGCCGGAATGGAAAAAGCAAAAATAGTATTTCAAAATGGTATGGAGATTGAAGCCGAGGAAAACGGGAGCAGCCTGATCACGGACAGCAGGCCGGATTTTCCAGTTGATTTGTCATCAGTTCTGGTTATTGGAGCTTGTGGGGAACGTATTTTTAAAAATGCGGAAATCGTGGAGTGCGCTTCTGTAGATGGCCGTTACTGGTTTGCGTTCCGCGAAATTTCGGAAGCTGAAAGGGCGGCGAAACAGATGCAGGCTAATATTGAGTATATAGCAATGATGACGGATGTAGATCTGGAGGAGGTATAAAAATATGGAAAAAGAAAAGGCATACAGCAAAAATTATGAAAAGGTCAGGGGATATTATGATGGCGGATTCTGGAATGAAGCGCGTGTAAAGAATGCGGTTACAAAAGGATGGATTACCGAGGACGAATATACAGAGATTACAGGAAACCGTTATGACGCCTGACAAAAGGCATGACATAAATCCTGATATTTGAAAACGATTCATGGAATAGGGACGAAAATGAGTTATCATATTAATACTGATGGAAAACGTATATTGATTGATGAAAATGAGTGCAGTTATTTAGCGGATGAATATATCTGCACTTGCGAAAACAGTAAATATTATATGGATGTTCCACCAGGCGGGCGCTGTTATAAAGGTGGTGGCTGCGAACAGTTTGAAGATGAGACGGATGGAATCGTAGCAGATGATTCCTGAGAGGATCAGAAAAAGGATACAGGAGGGTAAGCCGGAATGGATGAAGACAATTTTTTGGAATTGCTTGAAATTTATATGGATATGGCAGAAAAGCAGGATGAAATTATATACCGGCTTGGAAAAGTTACAAAAAGGCTGGCCGAAGATTTGAAACTTTTGAGGAATGACCAGCGGTATTCGGAAGAATTGGCAGGGAAGCCAGATGATAAATTGAGTCAGGACATGGCGATCATCAAGGAAGTCATGGATCAGTATAAGGAAGTAAAAGCAGAATTAGAGCCGTAAGGCTCTTTTTTTCTGTACTTTTTTAAGAAGGGAGTGGGACAGAATGGATACACCAATTACAAGGGCAGAGCATGACGAATTCGTAGAACGGATAAAGGAAAGTCACAAAAGACTCGAAGATGAAGACAGACGTCAGAACCACAGAATTGATGAGCTGGAAGGGACTGTGCGTCAGATATCATCCCTGGCTGTAGCCCAGCAAATTAAAGTTCCTATCTCCCGCACAAAAACGTCAAATTATAATCTCAATTTTTATACACTGTCTATAAAAGTGTGCTACAGGAGGCGGCACGTTTTCCTCTTGACCATCCCATGTCATTCCGATATAGTTTTTATGGAACAAA